TGGTAAATTGAAAGCCGCACTTGCTTCGTTAGTTGCTTCTCTTAAAGCTAAAGCTGAAATATCTGATTTGATTGGTTGTAAATCTGTAGCTGTAACGTGTTGAGTTACACTAGCTTCTGAAATTCTTGCATCTGCAAAAGTACCTGAAGTTGTTGCACTTGCTGGAAATTGATATTTAATGTCTTTATAATTTGTCATATTATTTCTCTGTTAATAACCACCCTTGTGTTGCGTTGTAGTAAACTAAACCAAAACCTGCTCTTTCAGTTGCTACATCTAAATTTGCAGAAGCACCTTGAATTTTGCTACTGCCATATAAAATTGTTAAATCGTTTGTGTCAAAAGTTCCTGCCACATCAAGAAATCTTATTGCATCTCCAATCGTAGGAGATGGTAAAGTTACATCTATTGCACCACCAGAAGTATCACAGAAATATGCTTTACCTGCTTCTGCTACAAAGTTTGCTGATTTACTTTCCCAGTTTTGTCTAGCATTTACATATCCTGTAATTGCTATATTTCCTGTTCCAGTAATATCATTAGAATTTAAATCTAAATCTCCACCTAATTGTGGCGTGGTGTCCCCAACGACATCAGCACTAACAGTTGAGTCTAACCAATTAACTGTGTTAGCTGAATAGTTAAAAGTACAAAGTGAAATTTGATCTGATCCGTCATAGAATTTTAATGTTGGTGTTGTTGCATTAGTTGTGTCCAGCCATAGACTACCAGCCGCTACACTTCCAGGTGCAGACGTACCAGAGTTTAAAGTATTAATTGCTCCAAGAATAGTATTGAGTTCAGACCTAAAGGCACTAAATCCAATATTGCTTAATGTATAATCTCCAGCTTGACTCATATTTTATATTTTATTGTTCGTTTATTTTTATTACTATATTTATAATAAGACTGCAAGTTTGCCATTAACTCTTTAAACCATAACCTTTTGCAACGTAGTCAAAAGTTCTATCTTGTGCGGCCGCAGAACTATTGTAAAAAGTAATAGTAAATCCTGTCTTTGTTTTACTTGTAATAGTATAATAATCTCCTGTTACCATATTTTGAGCCGCAATTCCAACTGCTGGACTGGCATAAAACGCATTAGAATAAGTTATAGATTTACTACTCGCTCCGCTCTCAACATCTTCTTCACTTTCCAGTCTTTTTTCTAAAGCTAATTTGATCTGCATACTGGTAACTTCTGGTCTAGCTTTGTTATCAGCACTTGTTAATTTAAGTTTAAATTTGAAATATCTTCCTTTAACTGTCGCTTGTTGTGAAATATCATTATAAGTTGAAATAGCACCTAAAGAACTTTCACTTGCACCTACTTGAAGAAAAGCATCACATTTTGATGGTGCTGTTCCATCTATTGGCCCTTGAGCATCGTCCCAGACTGACGCTCCTCTACCAGAATCTACTAAATCCCAAAGATCATTAACTGATAAATCAATCGTTGCCTGAAAAGTTGCATCATAAACTGCATCAAGAGAAATCTGTGAAATACTGCCACCTATGTATTCTCCAGAACTTTCTATATTCGCTAAATAATAAGTTGGATTAGCTGTTGCGTCTGTTGGCCCACTATCTATCAATCCAGCAGATGAATCTATATTTCCTACTGCTGAATCCCAAAGTAATATCGTATCTAAAGTTGCTATAAAATTATCGTCTGAATTTTGTCCTTTAACACAATCTCCATCAAAAGTTCCTTCCCAACTTTGTCCTGTAATTGCACTTACAGTTTCTTCATTGTAAGTTGCAACATTAGTATAATGCTCAAGTCCTGAAATATTTGTATAAACGATTGCTTCGTTGTCGGATTCATTTCCTAACTTGTCAACAGCTTTAATTAAAAATGCTCCAGTCTTGGCATTAATAGTTACACTATTTGATTTTCTTCTTACGACTTGCGTTAAGTTTGTTGACGAGTTCCAACCAGCACCAGTAGTTACATCTTGATACCTGATTGCATAATAACTTACATCTAAATCTGATACGCTTGGCCAAGATAACTGCATTTGATTTGAACCAACCATTGAGATTGATAAAGCTGATACATCGCTTGGTGTATCAGTCGCACCAACTATTGTTCTTGTTCCTGTAACATAAGCACTTGAAACACCCAAAGAATTTATACACTTGATCCGAACCGAATATTCCTCTCCATCTATTACATTTAATTGCTGATAATTTAAAACAGCACTTACGCCTTTTGATAAAACTTTATAATCACTTTCAGAAGTTTTTTTAGTTTCAACTTGATAGTATTGTCTAAACTTATCTGTACTTGCACCAACTACAATTTCTAATCGAGTTATTACAATTCCATCTGAATATTCTATGAGTGAGTCTGAAAGCGTAACTGACGCTGGAGCAAGAACAGAATAAGGATTTGGTAGAGTAGTGTCTGGTACTGTTGCCGCTTGTGTCTTTGTTGCCCAAGTATAGAAAGCCGCTTGGTATTCCGTAAGCTGTAACTCTGTGGTCAGGTCTGCATTAACTTGCATACCTTGAACTCTAAAAGTCTTGGACGAAAAAGCTGGAGTTGCGTGAGTTATTTCCACCAACGCTCCAACCATTAAATCTAATCCTGTCGCATCACATCTTAAAGCAACATTCAAATTATTTCGACTTCTTCTACAAATTACTTCTGCTAATTCTAACGCTTGATAATATGATGTGATAGTAGGAAAATCAAATCTGCCTTCTTGTAAAAATCCACCATCAGCAGTTTTCATTGTAGCGTGTTGATCTGCTGACGTATATCCACTATCATCTATTTCTGGCCACTGGGCCTCATCAACTTGATACGATTTTTCTGGATTAACAAATGTTACAATAACTCTTGAAAATCTTGAATTTCTATCTAAACTTGATACCTGAATACCACCAATGATATTATCTTCAGTTAAACTGATTGCGGCACTTCCAGTTGATTCTGCTAAAACTTTATATTCTCCATTTGAATAATTTAGATAACCTCTAAATCCTGTTACCATTGTTTTTAAATTCTGAATACATTTCTGTTTAGAATCAATTACGGCATTCATATCCATTAAATCTATAGCCGTAGCCGCACCATACGGAGTCACATTCACATCGCATACATCACTCGCCGTTTGCCAATCAGCATAATCATCATCAAAAAAACTATTAGCAATACCCATTCCAAATCTTGCATTACGCATATAGTCTAAAGTACAAAGAACAGGATTATCAGAGTATGCCCAAGTAGTAACTGTATCTTCTCTATGTGAACCTGAACCACCTGTTTTAGTTCCATCTAAATTAGGATCATAAACTTTACGACCTTTTATGAGTGCTTTAACATTTGGTATTCCACCAAAACAATCTTGATTCCATTTAAACTTCAAAGCAAGATAACTAACGCCTCTTAATCTATGACTAGAAGTCCAAGATGATAAAGCACCAACTGTCGTATTATAAGTTTGGTCATCATCGCCATCATACCAAGTAACAGAAATTGTTGATTCAGCACTTGCACCCTCTACTGTCGGATCAGCTTTATAAAAATTTGAATCAGAACTATTAACTGTTCTTTCTGTTCCATCGCCTAAAGCACCTGACCAAGTAACTTCTTTATCATCAATATAAATTTTTTCACAAGACTCAACTCCTCCCTCGCATAAAGCCATTATCATAAAAAGACTCGTGTTATCTGTCCCCGAAGTTTCTAAAAAGACTGCGGTTCCACCAATTTTACGTTGACCATAAACAACTGGTAAGGGTGCATTTGAAGAAGTTTTATTTACTAAAATTCCTTTTGCAATTTGTTCAGGTTGTCCATCTAAATTTGGAGTATCAGGAATATCTGGTTTTCTTAACCAAGATATAACTTGTATTCCTATTTGAATATAAGTTAGCCAGGGACTCCACCTTTTTAAAAACCTTAATGCTGGTGCCGCTTTTGCCGCTGTTGATGCTACCCAATTAAAAACAGATTTAAAGAAAAAAGATTTAATTCCTGTTTCATTTATAGGTTTTCCATATCCACCTAATTTTTTTAATATTTTTTCTTCCTGTTGATTAATGTAGGCAATAAACTCTCCTTTAGGTGCATACTTATTTAATATTTTTTTTGCTATTTTAACTAATAATCTATCAAACCAATTAAACATTATTTCCTACCCCATCTAATATCTCTAATAGTTAAAGCTGAAAATTCAAAACCTTTATCGCCTGAAAAGAATCTTTGTTGAGATATATCCGATGTTGTTCTGCCATTAATC